TGTCGGTGTCTATTGCTCTGGCTGTACGGTCACGGTGTTTTAGTGTGCGGTCTGATGGCACATATCTGCCAAAACTGCTATAGGCCAAGTGATGCCAATAGTGCTATGCCTTGCGGCGTAATTTTGCACACACGCTGATCTGAGCCTGTAGTTGCTTTTCGTGCGTGGCCTGTTTCAACAATGTAGTTGGCTGCAAGTAGTTCGCCTACGCGCTTCCAGTAACACGATTTTTCTAGTTTGCTTATGACTGATGCTTCCTCAGCTGTGAGATCGGTGTGCGATCGGTACGCGCATAGCAGGCGCAGTGTCTGGTTTATGCGCCGCGGCTTTACCTGTTCGGCTGCTCGATATGACGTGGGGTGATCGTTGCTGCGTGTGAGCGGTGTGACCGAAATGGTTTCTTTGTATCCGGCTAAACCAATAGTGGCTTGAAATAGTTGTAGGTCTGACATGTCGGGTGTCCTTTGTTCGGGTGTACTGGGATGATGTTAGATGATGAGTTGGCTGAGTTCGGTGATGGCAAGCTGCAAAAAGTTTGCGCGTGGGTCGTCCATGCGTCGCAGGTCATCGCGTAGGGCTTCAAGTTCGCCTACCAGGTGGTAAAGGTGTGAGGCCCGTGACTGTTTGATGTGGTTAGGCGTAAACATGTCGTCAATAAACGCAAACATTTTGCGTGTTGACTCGGTGATGCCTGTTTCGGGGTAGACCCCGTCTACTTCGCTGTTGCCCATGGTGCCCATCCTGAATTGTTGTATATAGCAAGGGTGGCGCGCAGTGCGATCGTGGCGTTAAACAGGTCGCTGCACTCCTCGACTATGCCTTTTTCTTGTAGCCAGCCGATAGGCCAGTTGCTGTTAGGCAGACACCAAAAGCCGTTAATTTGTGTCAGGCCGTAACTGCCGCCGTTCGGGTCTGACGCGTTGTGCGCTGTGGTCTGGCATCGAGACTCGCGGTACATGACCAGGTCAAGTGTGCCAAGCTGATCGGCTGGAAAGCCAAGGTCAAGGGCAAGCTGTAGGGCATCGTCACAAGTGGCGATCGTGGTAATTGTGGTGGTCGGGGCGACTGTCGTTGTGACGGGCAATACGGCCTCGTAATAAGCGGCTGGGATGAGGTTGCTATCTGCCTCTGGGAGCGTCCTAGCAACGCCTAGGAACGTCGTAAACGCCCAGATAGTACTGATGATGCCTGCGATTATTTTGGGGGCTGTAAAGATCATTTTTTCTCCAATTGGTATGGGACACCCCAGCTGTCGGTGATGTCCTTAAATGCGAGCTGCGAGTGCAGCACACGCCCGTCGAGTGGGTCACGAAATATCTGCACCATGACCTGCTGACCTGTGTTGAGGTATGTGGTAAATACCTCGTAGGTGTAGGTCTTGGCGTCCATAGTTTTGCGCTTGCCTTTCGTCGGTACTTCGACCCTAGGCAACGGGTGTCACGATTGCAAGGATTTAGCCTGTTTCCATTGCTGCACAAGGGCTGGGACGCGATCGCCTACATAGTAAAAGATGTGCCACGGCTCGGATTGCACTTCCCATGTAAAGCCGTAGGCCTGGATGTTAGCGAGCATAAAGTCCATGCGGTCTTTTGCTGATGCGTCGCTAATGTCAACTGCCAGCCCAAGGTTATGGCGTGATGTGCCAGGTGCAGCCATCATCGCGTTACCTGGCTTTAAGTAGTAGGTAACACCGTTCCATGTTTTTGTTGATGCGCCTGCGATTGGCTGTGTCTGATAGCGCGCAAGAAAGCCTGCTTTTTGTGTCGCTGTGCTGCGATAGCAGTCGCCGCTTGATGTGGGCTTAAAGGTTTTGACACCAGCCGCAAACGCTGCATCGCGTAACGCCATGTATGCGTCAGCTGCTAGTGGGTGCAGTTTGCCGTATGGCTTGACATCAACCAGCAGGCCTGCTGGTAATTCACCCGGGGTTACATGCTGCAACGTGGATGGTAAAACTAGTTTGTGGTAGTGCCGTTCTAGCGGTGCAGGTACAGCGGTCAGCGTTGGTGCTTTAGGCTTCGGGGTTTTTGCCGATGCCATAAGCCTTGTTTTTCGGGTTGACATAGCCGATGAATAGTGGTGCTACAGCTGCGATGGCTGCACCGAGTAGGTCGTTCGGGTCGGTGTTGCCTGACATGTAGAGCGCTACGGCTGCTGCAATGGCACTGTTGATGTAAGTCGAGATCATTGCTTTATCACTGGCTTTCATTTGTTGCCCCTGTCTGTTTGGCTTTCTTAATTCCGTTAGATGCTAATAGGCCGCCGAGTGATCCAGTCAGGAACACGACAACGGTCGAAAGTAGGTCTATAAAGGCTGCGTCGTTAGGGGCTTGCTCGAGCGGCTGGTTGACGAACAGTAAGCCGTAAACGAAGCCGAGCACAATGGCGGCAAAGCTGATTGACATGGTTATGCCAACGATCAGAATTAGTCGTGCGTGTTTATCCTCTGGCGACATCGCAAGCCGTTCTCGTAAAACACCTATTTGGTTCAATGTTGACTCTTGTGCTGCTGCATCCATTTAGTACCGCCGCTATGACTGCAAGCATAAACAACAGTGCAAGATATTTAGTTGATTGGCGTAGGTGGGTTTGCTGCAAGTTCTGTTGCCTTTGCCATTGTTGCGTCCTCAGTTGGCTGCAAGGCTGGGTCGTCCATCCATACAAGGCAGTAGTAGCCGTCACCTGGTTCGTTATATTTCCATGTTGTGCCGGGCGCTAGTTCGCGTGTGGCGTTGCCTATTTGTGCGTTAATTTCTGCTGTAGTTGGTGTGCTCATTGAATCCTCTGTATGACAATAGTTGCATATACTTCGGTGTCAGAAAAAGAATCTGCAAAGCCTAAGCCATAACTCGCAATTGTGTTACCGCATCGGTGTTGCAATTCTATGTTTGATGAAACTGACAAAGTAAAAACGGTTGAAAGGTTTGCAACATTAAATCCGTCTACGGTATTTGACGATTGGTTTGTACCGATAGAAATTGTGCTGGAAGCAGTTGTGTTTTGCAATCTAATTTTGTTGCGTCCTACTTCAGCAGCAGGCGCAGTGGCTGTGACCGCATAAGTGCCAGCAGGCAAAGTTATAACGCTAGACGCAATAGAACAGCCTGTTATGTTGTTTACAACGGTTGTGTTTAATACGCGCTTAAGGTAACTGCCACTTGTAAAAGTGCCGCCTGAAGTGCCGTTTGCTTGTTCCTCACGAAAAATTGCAATATCGGCAAAGTTGTCAACCGTGTCGTTAAGTTGCTGGGCAGTCAACACTGCTCCAGATACGAATGCTGTCCATTTTGCTGCCATAAGTGCTCCTTATCCTAAGACATTTTCGGTGTCGATTGTGCCATATACCAGATCATCCAAGATCAGCTCAAACACCAGCGTGGTGGGCGATGTAAACAGCGTTATGCGGTGGCCTGTCGATAGGTCTATTTGGTGCTGGATGCCCTCGATGGCTAGTTCTTGCGCCAGTGATGTAATGCTATTCCCGCTGGAAAATGACTTCTCAATTGTCACGGTGTTACCAATTTCAAGGACTGCCACAGTGTCGCGCTGGGCATCGGTAAGGGATGCGAACAGTGTCGATACATTTGTGTAGCGCGCCTCAGGCTGGCCTACGAGCAGATAGTTGGCAAGGTCAAGGGCTGCTGTGTCGTTGTGGACTAGCGCGTCTGAGATGGCGGTGGTCTGAATAAAGTAGGTGGCCTGCGATGCCAAGTCCTCGGCGATCTCTGGCCCTGAAGCGCCAGCGTGTTGCACTGCCGCCCTGTTAATTACTTGGTTGGCCTCAAAACTAATGCCCACATTGTCGTAGGGTATTTGGGTTCCGTCATCGTGAAAGTCTGCCACCGACGCTGACAACGTAGTTCCGACTCGATCTTGGAATGTAAACACTCCATCACGCGCGCAGAATATGCGGCCTTGCACTGACTCGTTGATCTTTGCCATGTAGGCAGCGACCGATGTGCCGTAAGGGACGGTGTAAGCAGCTGCGCCGCCCAGCGTGATGGTTGAGGTTTCTATGCTGCGCTGACCTACGCCAGTAAAAGCGTTTACCTCAGGCAGGTCTAAGACTGCTGCTACTCGAGCGCTGGCTACTTGCTCGGTCACATTAAACTCGTCCATATAGGTCTGGCTGAGCAGATAAAAGTCATCGGCGCAAGAAACAGAAACTGTGTCTAAGCCGCCAAGATTAAAGTTGTACGAGTAGTCAACGATGTAGCCGTTAAACAGTTCTTCGCCTTCGCGACTAAGAATTACTTTACGCATAGGGGCTAGACCCGGCACAGCCTGAGCGGTGTCGTAATACGGTGACTGGGTATCAAACGGGTTAAAGATGCCGCCCGTAAACGTGTCGTTTAGATCAAAGCTCATTGTCCCAGCAGTGAACTGATCACCGATGTCTCTGCGTCCACGAAACACGCTAATGCCAGTAGCGCCGTCAATAACGGAAGCAAACTCTGTCGTGCCGTCCAGCACATACTCGGTGTTATTAAGCACACCTTTGTCTGCGTCGTCAAGCGTGAAAGCGTCGACTAGAAAGCCTGTAGCGATCTTGAGATCGTAAGACCCTGACTGGACGATCGTGGCAGCCATCAGGCGACCTGTATTTGTGCTGGGCCGTCCACTCGGTTCATGGCTTTAATGCTGTTCACTACAGCACGACCGATGTCTGCTGATGTTGCTAGACCGCCGTTTACATTGACTGTAATCGGTGTGCCGCGCTCGACCATGAACTGATCGAAGAGGCTGGAGAAGTCTGCTGCGTTGCCTGTGATGCCGTAGTTGCCGCCCATGTTGCCTGCATAGTTCTTAGATAGGTCTAGGACGCTTGAGGACTTGCCACCGCCGCCACCAGCAGCTGGGGCTGGGGCTACTAAAGCCGACTCAATCATTGCCATAGGGCTGGAGCCAATAGAGCCTGTGCCGCCTTCACGCGCGAAGCCTGAGCCTCGAGCAGCTGGGGTATCTAGTTCTGGCAGTGCTGTGTACTCAAGCATTGGAACTAGCGGTATGAGGTCAATGCTGACACCCGGTATGACATTAAGCGCGTTAATCAGTTGGTTTAATCCGATGATTGCGGCGTTAATAATTTGGTTTATGCCGTTGGCAACTACCTTGACCGAGTTGTACACGCCGACAGCAAATTGCTTAAAGGGCAACATAAACTCGGCGATTGCTCGAGGGCCTTCGCGATACAGCTCGTACAGCGCGGCAAGAGTAATCATGACTACGCCTAAGCCTTTAGCAAGCACACCAGCCGATAGCGAGACCGTAGTAAATGAGCCTGCTAGCACAGCGTTGGCTGCCGTAATAATAATCTGTAACGCGTTGTAAGCCTTCATAGCGATATTGGCTGTTACGATCGCTGCTGTCATTGCTGCAATAGCGCCTATAACGATAAGCAGCGCCTTGGTGTTGTCTTGCAGGAACGTCGTAAAGTCCAGGACTAGCGGCAGCAGTTTTTCCATGACGGGAATAAACGCCGCGCCGATGCTCTCTTTCAGTTCGTCCATTTGTATGCCAAAGTTTTTTAGACCGCCTTCAGCACTATTGGCAAAAGTCTCAGCAGCACCGCCCACCGAATTGTTAAGTGCCTGCATGATTTCATCTGCGCTTGACGACGAACTAATCACGCCCTTTAGCGATGGGTCAAGTTTGATCAGCGCAGTGGTCTGGCCTGCAAGAGCTTTAGCGACCGCAACGCTAGCGGTCTCCATGTCAATGTTTTTGGCTGTAGCCAGATCGGCAGTGACTGCCATTGCTTTCTGTGATAACTCAAGCGATCCTGTAGCGCGCACAAGGTTCGCCAACGCTGGGCGCAGCTGATCGTCAGCCATCGCGGTCTGCTTACTAAACGCGCTAATGGACTGCTCAACAGCTTTGATTTGGGCATCTGTGGCCTGTGTTGTGACTCGTAACTGACGTGCCAATTCAAGCTGTGCGGCCTCATCCTCCATCGCGGCTTTAGTGGCAAGACCGATGCCAGCAGTTAATGCACCGAGCGCAGCCGTGGCAGGCAGAAACGCCTTTTTAAGTGCGAAGCCTGTTTTTGCGCCTACGCCGTCAAGCTGCTGAAACTGTTTAATGGCTTTGTCAACGCCGCCGCCTTGAAACTCGCTAATGATGGGGATAGACAGTGCCATTAGTTCAAGTCCTTTTGTATTTCGTTAATGGTTTTTAGCACCATCTTTTCCATTTCGGACTCAATGCCACGTCGAGCCTTGTAGACCGCTGGCCCGATCAGTCGAGTCCTACCCGGCATCGCCATCGCAAAGCCGCGCTCACTGCTTACCGAGTCAAGCGACGTGCCTAAACGGTTTGTATCTTTACGGCCTGCACCCTCAAACACTGCTGTCGCAGGGTTCTTTTGCTCAATCAAAATTACGCCGACAGCATTGCGCCTGGTATCAAAACGCATCTTTACACCAGACTGTGCGCTGGCAATGGTAAACGGGAATATCTTGCGGCCTCGATCAGACCACTTGCGCGCCATACCTGATAGTGGAAACTGGCTGTATGCAAGTTTTGCAGCCTGGATTGCTGGCTGTGCGATCGCTGTTGCCTCGGTCTTAAAGTCTTTTTGCAGCTGTGGGTCAATTTTGCGCAGCGCGTTGATCGTTTCTTTAAGACCGACTACTTCGACGCTGTGAGAGACAGGCATGGCTATCGCTTCTTGTGCATCTGCTCAAGCACATAGGTGACTGTGTTCAGGTCTCGCATAGTGAACTCAATCTCCTTTGGCCAGAAGCCTGTTAACGCTAGGACTTCGCAGAGGCTTCGCCGCCAAGTCCCTCGATGAAAGGGGTCTCGTCTGCTACCTCGTTGATAGGTGTAATGGTCATGTCAGGATGTTCAGCAACCCACTCGCGCCAGTTGGCTGGCACTTTGTCTCCAGCAAGTTTGCACAACGTAAACGCCCAGCAGCACATGTCGCTGAACCCAATTCCTTTGCCGTCTGCTGAGCGACGGTTTTCTGTTTTTTCCCAGTCAACAATGGCAAGCATGTTTGTTGTCATTTCGCGCGCTGGCTTACCGTCGCCAAGGTCGATAGATAGTTTGACTTTCATTGTTTCTCCTTTGTCGGGCAAGGCTCCGCTTGTGCGGTCTTGCTAGTTGTGTTTCTCAGCGGCTTAAGCCGCAAGATCATGCGACTGATTTTGTTAGCGCGCCGCCAGCAAAAACCAGGTCAATTGTTGAAAGCTCTCCAAGGGACGCGTTAATTGGTGTGTGGCTTGCAAGATAGGCCTGCACTAATTCATATTTTGGCGCGGTGGCAGTAGGTGTTGTAAGTGCTGCTGTCGTAGTTGCAACGATGACATCGACGTTTGTGCCAACCAAGCTGTAAATGCTGGCCTCAGTCTCACCAGCGGCGTAGCTCTGATACAGGGTCACAGTAATTGTGTTGTTTTGCAAACCTGCTGTGAACTTGCGAGCACTGTCACCAAAAGCAGTATTTTCTAACTGTTCTTTTGTAAACGTCACAACGGCATTTGTGCACTGATCGGTCAGGTCGACTCCGTTAATTTTTAATGCTGGGTTCGAGAGATATTGCGTTGTAGCCATGTCTATTGCTCCTTGGGTTCTGATTTGACTTTAGATGATTTCTTTACGCTGTCGGTGGATATCAGACCGCCGTCAAGCAGTGCGTCAATGTTGACACCGTTTTCTGGGATGTATTCGTCGCCCGGGGTTCCAAGGCGTGGGCTAATGATGGTGTACATAGTTTCTCCTTATGCGCTTTGGGCTTGTATTCCACAGTCAAGGTCGTAACAAGGGAACAGCTGCCCACCTATTTCTAGGTTGCTGGGTCGGCCTGCCATGACGATGATCGGGGATGCTAGGACTGTGGCGACGATTGCGAGGATGCTGCGAAGCACTGGCAGACCTGCTGGGCCTGAGCCAATAACTTTGATCGGGAAGTCCATGCGGATGATGTTGCCGTTGCCAGCGATCGTAGTAAAGGATGGCGCGTCTATGAAAACGCAATTAGGGACGATTTTGGTGGCATCGTTTACCACCCTAAGTCCAGAGACCGCTGTGAGTGTGGCTGTCAGGTCGTCTATGCCTTTGTTGAGTAGATCGGTGTAAGACATTACGCGCAGGCTGGTCTGTCGATGCCGAGCAGCTGCTTGACGATCGGGGTCAGTGATTGCTGTGGTGCTGTGCCCATGCCGTCAAAGGCTGCAAAAGCGTTTTCTAGTGAGCCACGGCTGCGCCAGAGGGCCGCGCAGTACATAAGTGTGCCTAACGTCTGATCGCCACCTGGGCTAGTTGTCAGGCTGTCGATGTAGCCAGCTTCTTGGCGGCGACGATAACAGAACTGATTGCCAGCAGACACAGCCTGCGTAATAAGCGTGTAGTCGTCCGATGGGTTTGTGATCTGCACACCGAGGAATGTCACCAAATTGGCAGCTGAGACCCATGTGCAGGTCAGCGTGTAAGTGACTGTGCCGGGGCTTGCGATGCGCTCGACGTTGTCAGCGGTTTTTGCATACAGAACTTGGTTAGCGATTGGCTCGTCAATGTCGTACAGCAAATCGCCTTCGGTGTCTGTGCCTACATAGCGGTATTGAGGTAATGCGCGGACTGTGTATGTGCCGTTAAATGTGGCATCTACGCCGCTGACTGTTATTGACTCGCCGATTGCAATTTCTGTGGGGGTTAGTAATTGCAGTACGGCGTAGTCATCTAACAGATACTTAAATGTGACGCTGTATGTAGCCATGAGCGGATGCTCCGCTTTCGACTAGGCGTAGGTAATTTTTTGTGCGAGTGTTGCCTTCGCCTGAAAGAACGAGCTGTAGCCATAGTACGAGAATGTCCTTGACAAAGTGCCAGGATTCTCGACTGACATGAGGCCACGGATTTGCTCGTAGTACTCCGATGCTGGTGCATGGAACACGACCATTGTCTTTGCTGCGACGTTGCTGTCAACGATGATCTGCAAGCCCAATGGGTTTGTGGTTGACCAGTTGGTGACATTGCCTGCGCCAAGCGTGTTGTAGCCGCCGAGACCCGGGGTTCCCACCATCGGGAACAAAGGTCGCTTGTCCGCGTCCACGGTGCTGCCCAATTTCGCCCATGCGTCTGCGCCCATCAGGATGTGAGTTGGGAACAAGTTTGTGCCGTTGCTGATGTCGCGTGCTGCACCGTACAAGAACAAGATCAAGTCCTGTGCTGTGCCGTCCCATTGTCCGATTGTGGTGGATGCAGTTACTTGAGCGTCAACAGCGAAATTATCGGTGACTATCATGAACTGTCCCATTAAGTCTTGCAATACCTGTTGCATCGCGGCTGGCGAAGTGAAGTCAATGTCCTGTACTGACAGTGTTACTTGGCCTGCAAAGGTTTTCTTTGTGACCGAGTTTGCTGCGATGACCATTGTGCGAGCTGCTGCTGCACCGAACTCGACTGCACCAGTTTGTTCTGCTACTTCAGTGTGTGTCGTAATTGTTGGTCGGATAAATGTTTTTGACTGTCCGCCGTCTGGATATGCGCGTGCGCCGATCGCGGTGACGAATGGTCGAATGTAGTTAATGTCTTGAAACACTGGGCCAAGTACAGGAATTGGCAAGAGACCCGGGGTGTCGGTCGTTGCAATGTCACCTGCGGCTGCTTCCAAAATGCTGCGCTTTGCTTTTTGTGCTTCGATGAAAGCGCCGTTTACTTTTGCAAACGTGTCGCCACCGATGTGGTAGGCAGCCAAGTACTCGCCTGCGGATGGCATGCGGAACTCGCGCTTAGGTTGTGCTGGAATTGCAGCGGTAGGAATTGTGGCCTCGACTGCTGGGGTCTCTACTTCTGACATGGGTTCTGTCTCCTCTGTGGGTTCTTGTAATTCATTATTGTCGGTCTCTTCGGGTTCGTGGTGGATACTGGCAGCAATGTCGGTAATGACTGCACCTGCGAACGCTGGCACTGGAACCATTGACAACTCGATCCAGTCGGCAGCTAGGACGGTAATTGAGCCGTCTTTGTTTGCTCGGGTCTTGGTTGGGTTAACGCCCACCGATACCGAGTCCAGAACGCCGTCAAGGGCCAGCTGCAAAGCCTCGTCGCCAGCAGCGGTCTTGCTAATTTTGGCGGTAAACATCATGCCTTCCTCATCGTCGTAACGGGCCGTGACGATGCCGATGGCGCTGTCAGCCGAATGGTTGAGATACAGACGGGGTGCTTTGCCGTCGACTGGCAGGCTGCCGCGCTCAAAAATGACCTCTGTGCCGTCTGAGACTGTGGCTGCTACGCCGTACGGTACGGCGATGCCTGTGATTGTCCTGGTCGGTGTGCCGTCTGGGGCGGCTGCGTCAATGCTGACACTGGTGGCTGTAAATCTAATCATAGTTTGCGATCTCCTCTTGCGTGTTTTCTGCTATTGGTGTTTCCATTTTGTCTGCCAAATAATTCTCTTCAAGGTATGACTCGTAATCAAAAGCAACATATGTGCCGTTAGGTAGCACGTTGTTCATTGACAATGTTTCTGCGATTGCGTCGGCGTAAAGTTTTACACCAAAAAACAGCAAGTCCATGCGCGCCTGTTGTGATGACTGGTACGAGTAAGACCCGGTCGAAACGCCGATCAGGTATGGCGGTACGTTGCCGATTCTGCCGCCAGTTTCTAAGGCGCTGTAGTTTGCTGATTCAATGAGCAGCATTTTGTCTGGTGACATTGTTGTCGGTTCGTAAGATAAAAACTCGTTTAGCGCAGCGGTCTGATTAGTTGCGCGTGCAGCATTAAACGCAGACGCAAGATCGGCTAGTTCTTGTGCGCTTAAGGGTTCGCCACCCGTCTGCTTCAAAACTCCCGCAGGAATGCTTGAGGAGGCATTCCGCGCCCTTGCTTCTTGAATCTTGAGCGCGGTCTCAATTGCGGCCTGCGATGAATACACCATGCCTTGCGTTGGCGACAAGAACTGCACCAAGTTGTTTGGGTCAAGCATGCCGCCTTGAAAATAAACTTCTTTAGATGGTGCGAACCACACAGGGCCAGCCATGTCTTGTGTTGTAACTGATCCTGCTGGTAGTCGAGTAAATGATGCTGGGAAGCCGTCAGCGGTGCGTGATGTGATGTACCAGAACGCGCGCCCATAAAAATACAAGTCGTCAAAAGTCCACGACATAAGAAAGTTGTATGGGACGGTAGGGTCTGGCCTGCGTAACCAAGTTCTGGGGGCGATATAAACGCGCTCCATTTCTTCGCCGTTCCACATTTCGTTGTACATCTTAAGTGGCATGCAACCAATTACTGATGCCAGTAAGTCGCGGCTTCTTGACAAGGCAGGAATCGACACAGCTGCCGCACGCAGTTGGCCCTCTTGGTAGGTGTAATACTGACCGATCATGTTCACGCCAGCAGCGTTAGATGTGTAACCACCAGCAGCTGCCGCTTTAGCAGGCGCTGGACTAATGGCGGCCTTGCTCACTTTGCGGTCAAATAATCCCATGCCACAACATTACAGATAGCAACGCTGTGATGGTGGCACTCGATCGGCCTATCAGTTCCCGACGAAAGGCTAGGTACATCGACCGAGTGCCAACGGTATGTTACTGATTTACTGTGACCAGCATGGGCTTACCTGACACAGATGGACGTGAGCAAAGTGCTGCTGCCCAGATCATGCACCTGCACAACTCAATCGGCCCTGGACTCCGCTGCGAGCTAACTGCGACCGAGCCTTGGCTTCTGACCGCGACCGCGCGCTGGACATGCTCAGCAAGTTGGGTTGAGCCGTCATGTAGCAGCATTTTTTCTGCTATCAGGTTTCTTACAGTAGGGGTGTATTTCAGTATTTCGCCGTAGCCGACAATGACCTTTTTGGTCTCTAGGTGTCGAGGCCACTGGATGTCGATGCTGGGCGAGATAGCAAACTTGCAGCCGTCAGCGGTCAGCCTGTCAACCTCAAGCAAAAGAGCTGCAAAACTGTCCACAACAAAAGCGACCGTAACGACAATGCGGCGATCTGGCATGGCCACGGCGCGCAGGCCAAAATAGCGCGAGTCGTCCATGCTGGTCTCAATGGCAACAATGCCGCCTTTTGGTATGTCGCCTTCGTGCTCCAAGGCAGGCCAGACACCCGGCGGTATCCATCCCCGATCGGAAGCCACCCACAGGTTTACTGATGCGCGTAAGAATTGGGCGCGGTCAGGGTTTTGCGACTCGGCCTCAATCGTTGACAGTTCCAACGTGTGACCGAGCGCAGGATTACCGTAAGCCCATGCGGCAGGGTTCATCGGGTCAAGGTCTGGCGGTGGTGACCACTCAGCAAAGTACAGCGACGATCGTTCGCCGCGATCTATGGCGCGCAGGCCTTGCTCACGCCAACGCAAAAATGCAGTACTGGCTTCCGTCCCAGCAGTTGACCAGCAGCTGAGCAGCGGCGATTTTCGTGCGCGCATAGATGGGATTAGACCGCCGTCAATAGCGAGCTGCGACATGTCCCAGATTTCGTCTGCCACGATCAGATCGTTGCTTGTGCCGTGACCGACCGATGGCTTTGCGGCGCGTACCGTCCACTTGCTGCCGTCTGGCATTGTCACCGAGTTACGACCGTAAGCCTTTACTGCGGTTGCTTGAAAGCGATCAACTAACACGGGCGCGATCTCGTCAAACAGGGTAATCGCCAAGTCGAGTCGGTTTGCCGTTGTTAGCACCGTCTGTTTCTTGCCCCGTATTTTTGGCATCTCTGTAAGCCACCAGCCAACCAAACTACCTAGAGCAACGGTCTTGCCGTTCTGTCTTGCCGTAGAAACGAGGCTTGTGCGATGCAGCAGCTCACCCTGCTCATCAAAGGCCAGCTGACCGTCAAGCGCGCGCACCTGCCAAGGCATAAGGGTGATGCCGAGATGCTGTTCTGCCCATCCCTGCACATCGCTCCCATATGACCCGGCGGCATCCGTGACGATCGTTTCCAGTCGAGGCCAGTCATGGCTGATCGCCGCCAGTTCGGGCTGGTTGCCATCCGATAGAGACAAGAG